TATAAAGGTCTGCTCTAGGTTAGTAGTACGAACATCCAGTGCGTCGTCTGCGGCTTTGCGCGCACCGGCTTCGGCATCAATACGGGCACCTAGTGCTGCATCACCTGTGTCTACGTAGTTCTTGGTCGCCACATCCTGCAGGTCTTCTGGGTCCGCTACGTTAGTGATGCGGTACCCGTTCATGCTTATATTCCCGTAGAATCCGGGGATAGCCCGGCCTTCCACAAGCTCTTGGGCTAGGTGTAAGAATTGCGTGTTTTGAGAATCTACGTTCACCTCAATGAACGGAGAGCCGCTGGCGAACTCAATATACAAGTACTCACGCTCAGTCTTGCGAATGAGCAGCACCGCAGTGTCCGCTGTTAAGGCTGTGTTTAGCCTGATATTAGTAGAGCTGGTCCAGGTGTACCCGGTGGTTTCCACCCCGTCTAGGTATACATGAATATAGGACTTGTCCAAATACTCAATATCGCACTGGATATCCTGGGTACCAGCTGACTTGATTTGCTCTTGCCAGCTGAATGCCACGTTAGTCGTCTCCAAAGTTATTGATGATAGCTCGCGTAGGTGCGAATTCCTGGATTAACGGTACCAGTCTAAGGAATGTCTTAATGTCGGAATCCCCTGTAGCCAGCCCCTGCAGAGCCCCCAATACCCCAGTGATATAACTCATTGACGCTAGGGAGTGTCTCGGAGTGTCCCCAAGGAATGCAGCTGACAGCATGGATATACCGCCGATAGCGCTCATACCCAGAGCAGCCTCGCTAATAAGTCTGCTAGTATCCGCCTCTTTGCCATCCATACTATGTTTAGCCATAGTAGCCAGCAGCATCAACGGGAACTGGTAAGCCATGATGTGTGCCACACCAATCCACCCGGCGTCGTTCAATTCTCTGCGGAGAATCTTGTTAGTGGCCGCCAGTGCAAAGCTCTGGTAGCCGACAATAAGTTTACCGATAGGGTTGAACTGTGCGAAGTGGGAGGTTTCACCTGTACGCACCTGCTGCACTACATAATCCATCATGCGCGTCCCTACAACCTCAACTTGCATTTGCAGGTCCGGCTGGAACATAGCGCCCGGGTTAGCCTTGTTGGCAGCTATAGCGCGGTCCGCAACGTCACGGGTAAGTCCGAAACGCTCCAGACGCTTAAACGCCTCAGCATCACCCTTGAACATCTGCGTAAGCTCATCCGCGACAATACCGGAGTTCAGGTTAACCTGCAGCCGATGCACCATGCTCATACCGTTGACGTGACGTGCAGCCTGCCCAACATTCTGGGTGACATTGAACCAGGAGGCCTGACGGGTCAGGTCCAGGTTATCGTCAGCGTACGTATTCAGCCAGCGGAAGCGCATATCCCTTTGGATGTTACCGCGCAGTACAACATCTAGGCGCGATGCCATATCCGAGGTATTGATAGCCACAGAACCCTCTTTGAACCAGGGCTGGTCTCGCATACTCCGCAGGACCCTGGCCATACCGAACTCCTTCATAGCCAGGGCTGTGTCGGTTATCTGGTACAGCCCGGAGTTCTTGAGCATTGTGGCGTTCGCCATATTACCAGCTGCGCGCAGCAGGTCCGGAAGCTGCCCCGCATCAGCGGGTGCCCCGCCCAGGATAAAGTCGATAGTATCATTGACAGTCTTCTCCCACTTGGCTGGATTAGCCAGGGTATGCTTAGATTCATCAATCATCTTACCCAACTGCCCCAGGTCCTGTACACCTGCGTAGGCCATACCAACACGCCCAGACATACGGTTAGTATACCCGTGCATAACCTTGGCTACATCAGTATCCATCAGGTCCTGCATGCGCATGCTCTTACCATTCACCAGATACTCTTTGTCCATGTTGAACCGAGTACGCTGGCGCAGGTTCCGCGCAGGGGATGTGCTACCGGATTCGCGTACATTCGCGGCTAGGAAGCTCTGGATGGCAGACTCATCTACACCAGCGCTGCGCATAGCCATAACGACCTCATCGTTGCCCATACCGTTAATCAGCTGCTTCCACATAGGGCCAGACTGTCCGGCACGACCATTGTAGATACCGTCAACCATCTCCTTAGCAACGCGCTGCACTGTTTCGGATTCCATGCTCGGATATACATCTCGCAGAGCGGAACGGAACAGGGACCGGTAATCGTCCAGGGTATTGCCTTGCATAATACCTTGGCGCATCTTGTCGTAGCTATACTGGCGCGGGAAGTAGTAGTCGGACTTAACCAACGCCCCATCGTCAACCAAACCAGCTGCGCGCATATGCTCATACCACTTACCAGCCCAACCGGACCTACGGTATGCGTCTACCAGTGGGGCAATCTCTGCATCAGGTACAGGCACAGGGCGTCCATGAACTTCGGCACTATACGCAGAATCTAGGTACGTACCTAAACGGCCCTCTAACTCAGCACGTGCAGTCCTGAAAGACTGGCGGTGGAAGAACCGTGAGAGCATACCTACGCCACGGTCCCGCAGCGCACCAATAATAGCATCTTCTACTATGCTGGCGCTTGCGTCCATCTCTAAGGTGAGGTTGCGCTTGAAGTCTACTACTGATGGCTTACGTCCGCCTACTGCCGTAGCATCCGATACAAGCAGTTTAGCCAAGTCTTCGTTACCTTGTGCGATATTATCATACAAGGAGAACATAGTGGCAAACTTACTCTTAACACCATCCAGCATAGCTTGAGCACCCTTAGCCTCGTTGAGGGTAGTACTGCCTGCTAGGTCCTGAAAGGCTTCGCTGAGGAAGCTCTGGGCTTGGTCTGCATAATCCTTAGCTGTCCACTTAACGGCATCCTCGTACGCATCCAGGACATCTTCCAAGGCAGAGCCTTTGGCCTTGATGCCCAGAGCGTTCATGATGTACTCCCCGACCTGGCGTAGTGCGCTCTTACCGCTAGCAGATTGGGTGCGCGCTAGGTACTCCACCCACTCCGGGCTGTCGCCTAGTCCCGCCAGCATCTCGTGCACATCACTAGCATAATAGCGCATACGCCCAGTCAGCGTAGCGTCAGCAGCCACAGCAGCGCGTACGTCTTCCAGACGCTTGGCCAACTCCGGGTTGCTGTCAATGGCGCGCGCGGTGGCGGCGTGAATCAGTTCGTGCACAGCTACACGACTAGTGCCTGCGTCCATGGCGCGCAGTGCGTCCCCAGCCGTCTCCCACGTAGTGCCGTTGGCGCTCTTAGGTGCGCGCAGTGATACCTCTCCACGCAAAGCTAAATCTCTCTGGGAATAGGTATACCGGCTACGGTTTGCTGAACCGGCCACCAGTTTAAAATCAATGTCGTTTACGGCATCGCCCAGAGTATCCAGAATAGCCTTCTGGCCTGCTGTCAAGTGCGTAGATGTTTTCAAAAACTGAATTACGTGCTGTGCCTTCACAGTCACTGCAGCAGTATTATTACGGGATACCGGGATACTCTCATCCAGCGCCCTAGTGAGGATATCCTCCCCCCCTCCTACTCCGGTAACATTAGCGTCCCTAGCTGTACGAGTTGTAGGCGCATCCGTATCAAAAGCAGGCTCACGCCCAGTACGGGCCCTGGCAGCAGCCTTGGCGGCCCTAGACATATCCCAGAGTTGGTCCAGTCCTGCTACCCCAGCAATCAGCGCCGTGACCGCGGCAGATTGCCCCAGTTGGTCCTGGGCATACATTGCTGTACCTACGTCAGCAGCACGGATAGCGGAGCGTACGACCAGGCCGGTGCGCCCAGCAATGCCCGCCGCAGACACAGGGGCCAGGATGAATGGAGAATCGCCTACCAACATACCCGCGAACCCTGCTACTGCATTGTCCGCCATTAAGCGGTCACGGTCACGCTGCTCAAGCATTTGCTGCATGCGGTAGTTGTAATCTTCGACCGACACCGAGTCGTGCAGGTACTCAATCTCTTCCTGGTCTGGGGCGTACAGCTTAGCTCGGGTGTCGCTGCTTAGAGTCTGCTTAGCATTAAAGTTTAGGTCCCGGTCGAATGTTGGGGATAAGGCTTTACGGATAGCTGCCCCTACAATACTGTTTCCCATACCCGATGCAAAGCTCTCCCCAGCGGTAGTAGCTGGGGTCTTGGCCTGTGCCAGTAAGGAGGCACGCTCCAGTGCGTTTAAGCCGTTGTCTCCGGCATCGTTCCAATCTACGCGCTCAGGCGCAGGTTTAAGTGTTGCGCCCTTAGCAGAATCCTTTTCCTGTGGATTCGGTTCTTGGTTCAGAAACTGAGCCATAATATCTCCTAAAAGAATTTTGATAAGGGGAGGCCCCGAAGGGCCTCTGGTTAGTGCGTTGCTTCAAAGAGCCAATCACGTAGGTTTTGTTCCAGGTACTTCTTACGCTCAGGTTGGGCCTGCTTGTACGCCGGAGTATTCCGCAGCGCTTGCCAAGCCCTGCCCTGGGCCTCAGATACAGGATACTGATACGCCCCCACCGGGGACTTAGCGGCCTTGCGTACCTGTGCCATAGCCTCTGCTACAGGACCAGAGCTACCGTTACCACCGTGATAGTTCAGGTCCACCATAACCTTTAACGCCTCGTCGGAGGAGTTCAAACCCTGCCCCTTGAGTTGCTTCTGCACGTTCGGAATGTACTGCTTCTCCAGGGAGGATTTGAGGATACTAATACCGTCGTCAATGGTCACTTTCTGAGGGACAGGCATGCCTGAGTTGGCGTGCAGGCCGAAGCCTACGCTACCCTTGCCCTTGCCTTCTCGGAACCCTTCGAACTTCATAGTGGTGGCGAGGATGTCACTGAACAGCGACGGTTCCAACCCAACCGAGTTACGGCCATTGACCTGTACGCTAACAGCACGTCCATTGTCGTGGTCGTAGAAGGTGGCGGGACGTACGCCTACTTGCTCGCTGCCAATCCTCATTTCTCCAGCCAGCGCTGAATCATACGCAGCCTGCGCAGTAGCCTGAACGTCGAGAAGGTTCACAGACATAGTCTGGAATGTTCCCTTCTTGTCGAACACGGTTACGGTCATGTTCTGACCTGCGTTGCCCGCTGTGGCTGCCTGGATTACTACACGCTCCATATTGCTGGGGTCGGTAATAGCCTGGACTTGGTTTTGAATCTGCTGTTGCAGCGTAGCCTTGAACTGCTCCTGGTCGCCCTTGTAGTCGCCCATGATAGACTGCAGAGAGGTCCCTGCAGGCAGATACACGTGCCTCGGTGTACCGGCAATTTCCAGCTCCAGCTTACGGGCTTGGATGTTACCCTTGAGCATCGTGTTGATGTCCTCGGCATCTTTACCCACCAGAGATTCTGGGTTGCGGCTGTACGTGTAACGGTACTCTTCCTCCATAGCAGCGCGCGCTTCCTGGCGCTGAGCGTCGGCATCACCAAAGAAACTGAACCAGTTGCTGGTACCGCTAGGGTCCACCATCTTGTCCGTGGGGTTACTCTGGATATTGCTGTAGCGCCCACTGGCCTTGTTACGCGCCTGGCGGCGCAGGTCGTCCAAGATAGTGTCGCTAGCGTTACTCGGGTTTTGTGCAATGGCTTTCTGCACCACCCCCTGCCACTCGGATGGGACCTCAGACAGCAGTGCCATCTTACCTAAGTCAGTACTGGTGCTATAAGCCTGTGCCCACAAGTTAATACTGCTGACGTTCTCACGGGAAACCTCACCGCCCTCACCGAGCTGGTCCAGCGTAGTCAGTGTACGTGCCATGTCCGAAGACATACGCTTGTGCGCCTCGTTGACGGCCCACGCATCCTTGCTGTTGCTTCCGTATGCCAGCAGCTGCAAGTTCCCTTCCGGGGTGTCCGGAAAGCTCTTGAGCAGCTCATTGCGAGCCCTACCAAGGTCCCCTTTGTACATCCCCGCCAGGGTGGAGCTTGGCATGTTCCCTGTAATTGCTGTGCGCAATGCCTGAGTGTCCGCTGCCTTCTCACGAATAGTCTGGGCCTTGTTCCAGAACTCCATGCTGGTTCCAGCGCTAAGCACGTCCGACGCCGACAGTTCAATGACTCGACTACGAATACGCGCCATCGTCTGTTCTTGCTGCTCAGGAGTCTGACCCTCTAAGGAAGAGATTGCGTCAGAGATTTCAAAACGGGCCTGGGTCTCAATCTGAGCACCAGCGCGCTTGAACTCCTGATACAGAGCCGCGTTGACGTCCACGGAGTTAACTCCGAGTTCCTTGGTAGCTAGCTCTTGCAACTGGTTGATTACCAGCGGGTCCTGAGTCTGCTGTGCTACGCTGACCAGATACTGCTTGGCCCGGTCCAGCTTCTTGCTCTTGTCCAGGTGCTCAGCGGCCAGTATGCTGTCTAAACCGGTCTTGATAGACATCTGCGCAGCGGCACCCTGTCCTGCTTGTAGGCGCTGATAGAACTCATCACTGGACGAGCTAAGGCCACGGTCAAGGGCACGGTCGGCTTGAGCCACGGCAAACGCCGCGCGCCCTTTCTGGAAGGCTGTGTAGTTCGCCATGCTCGTAGCACGGAGCTGCTGCAGCACGGCCGTAGCAGACTGCTTGGACATCTCTGGGAGATACATACCGAGCTTGTCCGACATAGACTGGACGTGCTCTTGCTCCTGCTGCTGGAATTCCTCGTCAGTCAGACCAGCCTCGGCAGCTTTCTTCGCCCGTGCGATACTGTCTGTACGCCACTTGGCTAGCGAATCGTACGCAGCAGCTGATACGTAACCATCCTGGTAAGCTTCGCGTACGAAGATATTCTGTTTCTGTACAGCCTCATCCTTGGAGGCCATCGCATCCACGGCACCCCGGGCATCCATCGCGCCGCGCACTGTGGCGGCTGCCGCGTTCTCCTTGATTCCTTCCTCGAAGCCTACTCCGAAGTCCTGTACGAATCCGGACAGTGCGGCTAATCGGTTGGCCTTGCTTGCGTCTACTGCTACTTCACCGGCAGAAGAGGGTAGTTGTACCTCATTGGACTGGAGTTGTACTCCACCAATATTAAGCCCCTGCCGGGTGGGTTGAATTACAGGCATTTACTTCCCTCTCTGTTTACCAGGTGTGAACCTTGCTATCTCCCTTGCTGCCCCACAGGTCGTACAGAAACGAGTTCTGTGCTGTAGGCTCCACGCTGGGTGCACTAGGTTCTGGTGTAGTTTCTGATAGCTTATTACCCACGTACCGTCCGAGCATCTGTCCGCCTACGCTTAGGGCCACGTTGAACATCTTGTCGTAGCCGCTTTCCATGTCCATATTAGCCAGGCCGGAATCAACGGTCTTATCCACCAGCATGCGGAAGCCCTCTTCCTGAGTTGCCTGCTGGTCCCGTATACTGGCCTCTTGACGCCCCGCTACCGTGTTAACGGTGGCTACGGCGTCCTTAACAGACGCTCCCATAGTGCCGGAAGACGCGGCCTGCAGTCCTACTTGACTCTGGGCCTGCAGCTTCTGCTGCTGGATGTTAAACAGCGACACCTCAGTCCGGTCCCGGGACTGGGCGCGTTGCAGCGCAATGTCATTGAGCTGCTTAGCGGTCTGCTGGATTACGGCCTTGTTCCGTGCCTTGGATACCTCAACCTGCACCCCAGCACCTAGCAGTTTAGAGCCTGCTAGGGCGGCGGCTGCCCACCACATACCCATATTAAATTCTCCGTCTGCGTTGGTTGTAGCGCAGGATATACGAGATATCCAGCACGTTCAGTTCCATAGAACCCTCAGTAAATAACGTCACCTCGGTTGTATCTGCATTAGTACGGCACGGCACGGTAATCGTAGCCAGGTCCATACGCAAGGTCTGCCCGAGTGTCAGCTCCTTTGAGTTCATCAGGATACCAGTTAGCTCCCCACCCCAGTTGACGTCCCGTGGAGTGTCTAGTACCTGTACGTCGAAGTGCCCGGAGTTACGTACCGCTACGTCCAGGCGCAGCAGACGCACGTGCCCACTCCCCACGAGCTTGTCATTCTGGTCCCGCAGAATAGGTGTAGTTAACGTGAACGTACTACGGTAGCGTCGACCGATTACGTAGGTGCCATCAGGTACGCCGCGCACAACCCTCAGGGTGTTCTCCCCAGCAATTTCCTTGATGCCAACCTCAGTAGGCCCCATAGGGTTACTGGGCAGGTACGTTAAGATAAGCTCCTCCTTGTAATTGTCAGCCCACCCAACTGGTCGTAGTACCTCTGGAACAGTGAACACCCCGTCCTGTACTTGAACTTGCTTCTGCAAATCCGAGTAGGCTTCGCGGTACTCCGAGCCCAACTGATAACCTTCACGCGGGTCCATAGACACAATCAAAAGCTTGTTGCTAGGACTGGGTCCTTGCATGTACAAGAATACCTCGTCCTCCAGCGCCTGTACGCTCAGTATTGGATACGGGAACGACCACTTGTGCCACGCTGCCTGCATCTTAGCACCGTCGCTTCCGCCCCACATGAACTCGTAGACCAGCAGGCTGCTGCGCTCCCCAGACAGGCGCGAGAAGGCCATGTTGGTGACGCTGGAGTTTTGCATCTGCAACACCCTTCCTGGGATATACCTCGGTAGGTGCACCGTGGCGTCCTGTGTAGTGTACTGCGACGAAGTGTACGGCGATGGTATTAACTCCAGAATACCCGCGTAGCTGTCGTTGCGCTTGTTCGGGTAGATTACCGTCTGCCCCGCCATTACCGGGGTCACACGGCTGTCGCACTCGTAGGTGCTGGTAATACTGATACTTGCGTTGGTGGGCGTAAGCACCACAGAGCCGGGCACAACCGCCTGCATACTGTTAGCGAACAGGACCAGGTCCCGGTTGAACTGCACAGCGGTACGGTACACCGAATCCTGCGCAGACGCAGAGCTAATACTGATACGGTCCGTATCCAGCAAAGATGTCACAGTAGAGCGGTAGAAGCGCTGATACAGGCCCGAGGCTGACATATCCACGGAGCTGCCACTAAGCAGAACCAAGCGGCCCTGGAAAGCTGCAATACCCGTGATGTAGCCATTCTCCACGAATCCGGGGTCGCCGTTGTTGTCGTCGTTTCCGGCCAGCCGCCCTTCCCAATCCCGCGCAATGATGTTGTCATCCGCGGCGAGCTCCCTGGGCATGTTCGTAATCTTGGTGATGCTGCCGTACGCCCCCACCTCAGACCAGGTGCGGGTACTGTAGCTGAACTGATACCACGCTGTCTCAGACGAGGCTGTACCTACACGGCACATTGCCCCATCGGCTTCTGCGGGGAGTTGTGCAGGCAGGTCCTGTTCCCGGTCTACGCGAGACTGGTTAGAAACCCCAGCGTAAGTATCGCCAGCGTCAGAGGATACCACACAGTTGCTTAACCCATAGAAGAACAGGTACGCGCCACGTACGCTCACGTTCCCAGCTGGCAATCCATTTGCCACAAGAGAGTCTCGCAGTTGCTGAGCCACGTAGATGCCAGATACCTCCTCAGCGTTGCCGCTGGTGCTACCGGCAGCCGGTGCAGTGTAGTCCCCGGAGTAATCCACCCCGGCAGAGGTAACGGTGACGTTCCAGCGTTTCTGGAATGCTGCAGACTTAACGTAGAAGAACCCAGTGGTGCTGGGGTCAATACGCCCAGTGTTGTCCACGGTTGTGTCCGGAGCCATCTCGGTGTTCAGGATATAAGTCAACCCAGCAATACTTGCGGTCTGCAAGGAGGTCTGGCCTACGGTGGTAATAAAGTAGGGGTCATTGCCGGAGTTAAGGATGGTCTTCCCATTCTTAGCCAACAACCACCAGTTACCGTTGCTGGTGTTAATCAGTAGGTGCCTACCGTCAGTGCCGCGCTCTACGTATTCAGTGAACAGGGAATCAAGCCTCGGATTATCAATCGTACTCTCCCAGACAATCTCGCTAGGAGGCCTACGGCGGATACCGGAAACCGGGTCGCTGAGCATATTCAGCTGCGCCCCCAGTTGCCCGGGCTGGCGCTCTCTTGGAACCTGCTGGGAGACGCCCTGCAGCAGACTCTGGATAGTACCCTCTAGAGCATGTGTAGGTGTTTGTGCCATATACTCCCCTTAAACCATAAATAGAGCACGGCGGATTCTGCGTGCAAAACGGGTCTTGCTGGTGCTGAACTTCTGATTGCGCAGATGCTCGCGCAGCACCATGCTCTTGTAACGCTCAGCTTCCTGTGCGTAATTAGCGTAGTTGCTGTCTCCGCCCAGGTCGTTGAGATATACCTGTGCAGCAGTGTAGTTAGCCACCCACATAGCTGCATGTTCCGGCAGGTCCTCAAAGTCCAAGTCCAGGACTATTTTTAGATTGACGGCACTGTCGAAGTATTGGTTCTGCTCCATCAGGTCGTACAGGTTCCCATCACGTACCCCGTACTTGGAGTCAGAGCCAGCATCATATACGGCCAGCTGGTTCCACGGTACTTTAATAAAACCGTCAGTAGTAGGCGTAACTTCACGCTCCACCACGTTAAACCAGAAGCCTGTGCTGAGCAGCCCACGACGGTTGCGAGCAAGCGCAGAGCGAGCTAACCCCGCACTGGGATTGCTGGTGTTGATGTCCATAACGCGAGACTCCCCCAGGGCTTCCAGCGTTAAGTTAATAGCATCGAGTTCTCTCATATTTGTTCCTCTATTAAAGACCCCTAGGACCCTTAAGACAGGGACAAAAAAAAAGCCCCTGGCACCCGAAGGCACCAGGGGCGCGTATTACTGTTCCGTAGTGTCAGCGGCTACGTCAGCCGCCTTACGGGTTTTCTTGGTAGCCTTGCGGCCAGATTCAACCGAAGCCACCTGGATGTTCTTCGCTACATCGGTGGCGGCCTTAACCGCCTCCCGCTGAGCTGCATTGGCCTGGAGAGTCTCCAGACCGAACGTAGCAATTACTGCCATTGAACCTCCAATTAGGACTTGGTGGTGAAGGTGAACTTGGTTACTGCAGCGGTGTCCGGACGACGCAGGCCGATGTTGTACATCGCGTAGCAGTCCAGCACGTTGCTGAACTCGCGCTCATCGTCCCAGATACGGGAGGTGAACGGCTTAGCTTCGACAGTCACCAGGGTCTTGGACTTGCTGAAAGTCACCATACGGCACAGCGCATCGTCAGAGGTGACAGTGTAAGCAGAGCCCAGCGGGTGCGTACCAGCAGCGGTCGGGAACTCGGTGCACTCGACTACAGGCACACCGTTCATCTTCACTACACGGCGGTCTTTATAACCGTCGTTGTTGGATGCACCAAAGTCCAGGTTCAGGAGCTTCGGATGCTCCAGCAGACGCGAATAGGTGTCGACATCCACCAGGGTAATCATGTCCGCCAGCGGAGTCTTGCGCTTGATGAGCTCATCAATACCAGCCTTGTGCGCCAGGTTGATGTTCATGGCGTTCGCTTCCATCTCAGCCTGGGTCAGCTGCGTGGCGGTGGTGGTGCCCGGAACCAGGATAGCTGCGCCTACCTCGATACCGTCGTTGAACGCTGGTTTCAGGTGCGCCGGAGCAACCCAGGAGCGGCCCTTGATGAGCTGAATCAGGTGCGCCTGGTCGAAGGTCTCCGCGAACTCGGAGCCGTTGTTCTGGCCCATCTCGGTCAGGAAGTCCGGGCCGGTCCAGTCATCCTGGTAGTCAATCGGGTTACGGATATACAGCACCGTATCCACCACGATAATCATCTTATCGTTACGAACCGGGGTGCTATCCAGCGCCTCACCGGAGCGACGACCCTTCACCGAAGAGGTGTTCAGGCGGTCAATACGGTAGGTGTTGGAACCGCTGATAGAGCGCTGGCTGGATAGGCCCAGGAACAGAGCTTGGTACTGGAAGCGGGTATCCACTTCGTTCTGGTACACTTCCAGGTGAATATCGACGTCGGAGTCTGCGCCTGCCCAGTGGGCTCGGGTCAGATTGCCTTTATAGATAGTATCTGCCATATCTTACTTTTCCTTTTAAATGAGATTAAAGACCTACGCGCTTACCAGCCTCACGGCGTGCGAGCAAATCGTTATAACGTTGACTGAACTGTGGAGATGCCAAGCTACGGTTGCCCGCTTCCTGGCGGAGTTTGGTATATTCTGCACGGAAGTCCGCAGCAGATAATGCGTTGTTGCTGGCTACGCCGCGTACCATTGGGTTCTGTGTCTTGATAAGACCCATATCCCGGCAGAAGCCTGCCACTAACTCAGCAGCCTGCTTAAGCTCACCTGCATTAGCGAGTACACGAGCTGCGTTACGCAGAGGTTCAGGGGCCTTGGAATTAAACAGCTGTGCTGCTACCTCCCAGTTCTCCTTCCCACCCACAATATCGTAGGCTTCCTGCACTGCCTTGGTGGCTTGACCAACCTGGTCTTCCAGGTACGCCTTAGCCAACAGCTCTGCATAAGCAGCGTGCTCGCCGAAACGTTCCTTAATGAAGGCCGTATCGATTAGGTTAGGGTCCTGATACTCCAGGGCCTTACCAAGTGCCCGCACCATATCAGAGTCAGTTAACCCAGACACTTGCTTCAACATGGCTACCCCGGCGTCAATCGTCGGATTGCCTGTCTGAGCCAGCTCCTGGGGCTGCTCCTTAGTACTATCGCCACCCTTATCCAGGGCCGCTTTTAGGGCTTCGATATCCAGAGGAATCTTAGCAGGGTCAGGGGAATCTTTGCCCTGTTGCTGCTGGGTAGGTGCAGGCGCATCCTGCACGCCCTGATTGTTCGGGGCGTTAAGGGGAGCACCTAGGCCCGGAATCTTAGGGCCGCCTTGATTGTCTACCTGTGTAGTTTCTACGTTCTGACCGTTTTCTACGTTATCCATCTATGCCTCTGTTGTTAACTTGGTAATAAGCCCAGCTGCTTACCTGCTACTGTCGGGTCTGCTGCTGTCAGTCCCTGGAGTTGGTCCTGTGCTAGACCTGTGGACGTATCGGCAGACGCATCCTGAACCTGTTGCTTCTGCTGCAGCTGCTCTTCGGTGTACATGAACGGCTCGCTGACGATACCATAAGCGTCGAAGTACCAGTCTACGCACGCATCCTTGTTGAAGCGCGGAGTAATCTGCTCAAGCACCGGGATAGCCAGCTGCATGGACTGTGCCGCCTCTAACAGCTTATCCGCTGCTGCGGCCTTAGCCAGTGCAGAGGTACCCACCGTAACGTTGATACTCACTACACCTTCGCTGAGATACAGCTTAAAGCGAGGGTACACCAGCGCAGTGTACAGGTACGCCAGCTTACGCAGCCAGGTGTCGCTCAGGATACTGAACCCGCCACCCATAGCGGCTTCCGCCTCTTTGGCATTCTGGCGAATCTCGTAAGCAGTGACACGCTCACCCTGTCGGGAGTTACCAGTGTACATAAACGCACGGGACAGTTTCTGTTCGAGCATCTGGATGTTGCTGGCAATCCACTGAATCTTCTGAGCAGAGCCGCCCTCGTAAGCAGTGACAGGAGACTTAGTGTTTCCGTTGGAACCGCCACCGCCAACCTGCACAGCCTCCCCGGTCTCGGCCGTAGAGAACTCATCCACATCCAGGCCGGAGCTAGAGTCCACCAGCGGAATCAGCCGAGAGGCCTCAACCTCGTAGTTAGTTAACGCTTCCGACAGTACCGATAAGCGGGCAAAGTCACCAGCATAGTCCTCTACCAATCCGCGCCCATAGTGCTCGCCACTAACAAGGTTCCACACCAGCACGTTGTAGGGAAGCTCCAGCTCCGGATAAGTGCTGCTGTCCCCAATGCGGTGTCCGTCTGCTTCTTGGTACACCTCGTAGCTTACTACCTCTACGCCACCCTCTGTCTGCTTAACTTTGCGACAAGCGGCAGTGTAGATATCAACGTCGCCGTATGGGTCTTTGTCACGGTAGAAGGTGCCGCGGAAATCTTCTGGCAGATCCAGGACGCTTGCGCGCTCTCTGATAATGAGTCGCAGGACGTTCCCGCTGCCATCCCTTCGAACGGCGAAGTTACGGACTGAGTAGACGATGGATTTACCTGTCCGCTCATCAATATACTCCAACGCGTTACCTGTAACCAGCAGCAGCTTCACAGCCTGCAACTTCGCAGCATAACCGTCTTTCTCAAATACTTTCTGTGATGCTGTGTTCTCGACCTCAGCCAGCTTAGATTCTGCTGTAGCTGCACTACCAAGCGAACTAATGAACTCGTCCAGGTCCGAACTCTTGGAGAACCGGAAGAAGCTAGTGCCTTGTGGGAACAGGGCCCCTACAATCTTAGTGGCTGCAGTGTTGACCAGCTGCGCCCCGGTGCTCTGGTAGTCACGCTCCAGGGGCCTGCGTCTACCGTCCAGGGAATCGTCCCTGGTAAAGATAGTGCTGAGTGTCCACTGCGCGAACTTCTCAGAGGCATCCAAGACGCCTGCGTCCTGGTCCTTCTTAAATAGTTCTGCTAATGTTGCTTTTTGTTCCAAGCTACCCCCTTACAGGCCCAGAGGATTGCTCTGCCCTGCTTGTCGCCGTTTCTTCTGCTCAGACGTAATTGCATCTGCAGATGCAGAGGCAGCCCCTGCAGGGTCAATCTCAGCAATGTTATCTGCGGCGCTATTAGCCTCTAAGGCAGCCTGTTGTTTAGCTGCGCTGGCCTGTTGCTCTGCCAAGCGCTGCTGCGCCTCTAATCCTGCGTTGTCCGTAAGGCCGAGCATATCCGTGGCCTTGCCTAACAGTTTACCTAAACCACCACTCATTCTGACCTCACTAAATGATAAGTTGTCTTGTACGTGTTATCCGATGTACTCCGGCTAATGGCGATACGCCCAGCGCGCATACATTTTGCTATTGCGTGCAGGCCCTGCATAATCACAGATACCGCCGCGCCGTTATCCGGCTTCAATACGAAGAAGTCTGTATATAGCACAGGCTCTACGTAATGACAGTCCTCTACAGCTTCTGGATAGTAGCTGACAGCGCCGACTAAGCCGCCTTGGGAGTCATAGACTCCTAGTATATACTGTTTACCCAGTATACTTCCCAGTACTCTCCAGTAGTGCTGCTCTGGAGCCAGGCCCCGACTAATGCCGTGGCCCAGTTCGTGCAGTTGCTTCACTGCGTCTGTAATGTCGTCAGCCTTATACAGAACCTTGAGAGTGTAATCGGAAGTTTTACTAGTGTGTTTTAACTTCATTCCTACTCCGGTAACTTCATTTATCAGCAGAAGAAGAAAGGAGATTCTAGCACTTGCCGGATGTCCAGGGAGCCTACCTCTGGCATATCCAGGTCCGTCAAGTCCGCCCCAGCTGCTGCTGCCGCGCGAGTAATATCTCCCAGCAGGTCATGCTCTCCGTAGAGACGCACAAACTGCTCGCGGATGTGCCGGTGCAAAGTATCAACATCGGCTGCATGTGTAGCTAGGGAGTCGTGAATCGGCACAATGTCCAGAACGTCAGCGGCACATAGAACCATCATCAAGTGCGTACTATCCAGGCTGTGCACAAAGTTCGGGGCAATCCCCGAGGCTGCCTTGCGCTTGTTGCAGGTCTTGAAATCCCGATTATGCACGCGCATGATTGTGAGGTTCATACAGTCAATTCGTACCCGCACTTCTTCACGCTGTGTGTAGCGGTTCATTACTAGCCCACCCAGAGGCGTATACCACTGCAGGTGCTGGCTTGCCGGTACACGCCTAGCGAGGTTCTGCAAGTACGACATAACCGCCGCAGCAGCAGGGTTTGCCTCCTCGATAGCGGCGCGCATACGCGGAGCCAGGTAGCACGACAGATTCCATAGACTGTTAGTGTCGGTACCTTCATACCCCTCAGCGCAAGCGCCTTCAAAGATGTAGTCACTGCAGCTGCGCACCGTGGCGCTGTAGAAGTAGGTCATACTGGGGCGCTTGGTCATGCTGCGGGTGATTTCGTTCTCTCTCCAGTACGTGCTCTGGATAACGAAATCCTCCTTGTCCAGGTCCAGTATCACCTTCTCGTCCGTGCGTCGCTTCACGTCCATATACAGGTCCGCTTTCTTGTCGTTACCCTCCCAGTACAGGTTCGTCAGACGGCCGCCTACAGGGTCTCTCAGGAGCGCTGAGAGGTGCTGTCCACCTGAGTTCGTAGCGTCCATAGCGACTGGGATTCGACTAATATACTCTTCTGGGCATCCAGAACGAATAGCATTAACCAGGTCGATAGCAGCGGCCAAGAAACACCAGGGGGAGTCTGCCTTGGCAAAAGCAGGGCAATCAAACGGAGAGATTGTGAGTTGCTCAATCTCTGCAAAGTTCGCATCAGCCCAAGCTGCACGGTCTTCGAATAAGGTCTTGTCATAACCAAAGCATGTGGCGACGTGCACTTTGAGCCAGAAAAGTCCGCGCTCCCCCAAAGGTTTACCACGTCCAAATTCAAGAAGGGCTTTCTGCAAATCAGAACCTTGGGGGTGCAGCGAGGACTTGAAGTACAGGCGGTAACGCCAGTCCACACAAGTCGGGAAGTACAGGGCTTTCTCATCTTTGAATTCCTCTGCCATTTCCAACGTAGTCAGAAGGCTGCGCAGTTGAGATACACGCTTACGGTCGGCGCTGTACCATAGAGACATACGCGTCTTCCACTCACCGAAGAGGTCAAGCTCTTCCTCGGTGTAATTCTCTTTCGGAACCCCGTCCAGATACCACTCCGGTTTCGGCTCCGGTACTGAGCGAGGCATACCTATCCCAACACCCAGGGCCCGTGCTTCTTGCACCAGTTCCAGTATGCGCTTATTAATACGGTACGGGGTTTCCTGTGCCTTATTAAGCGCTTTTTTGATGCCCTCCGCGGACTTAAATGCTTCCGCTACTTCACGAAGACGAGCTCTGTCAATGTGCGAGTTATGGTAGGTTCCGCGATTGTCGATAGGGGTGAGGTACCCACCATCCCACAGAGTAGTGTGCTGCACCGGCGGTACTAGCATAGGCGGCTTCATGGTCACAGTATCAGCGGACTCTACCAGTTTCTGGAAGGCCTCCATAACGTCGTCAGCCGGATAGAGCATGCTCAGATTCCCGCTACAGTTCTTCCACTGGAACAGTCCCGTCTCAAATACTGCGGCACACAGCAGACGCCCTACGGAGATGTTCTGGGCATTGGTCCAAGGCTCGTGCCCATAGTGTACGTTCTCGGCACTGGCACGGAGCGTACGCAGGATGTGTGTAGGGGACTTCGTACGGCGCTCTGTGAGGTACTCATACACGCGGTCCATGTACGCTGGGGCTACGTTGCGTAACTGCAGAGCCAGTAGCTCTGACTGCACGTTTCTGCCCAGCGCGGACATTACCGCCTGCGCAGTCTGGCGGCGACTGGCGGACTCGCCAGGGGCGACGCTGAATGCCTCAAACATTGTGCACAGGCTAAGGGTTGTCAGGACATCCAAGGGGATTAAGCGCAGGAACCGGCGGTACTTCCCACCAATGCCAGGGGCTTTGACATTTCGCATCTCATCGATAGCGGCAGCAGCTACTTCATATGCCGAAGTGAGCATACGCTGTGTCATAGGTAGGTTCATAATACCGCCGTTCTGCAACGCGTCCGTAATCAGCTTACGTGCCCGCTCGATTCCGCGAATCTTATAGGTCTCTTCAAGCTCCAGCTGGCGTTTCACCAGTGCTTCCTCTGGTACTACAACCGTATTCAGGGCGCTAATCATAGGCGCTTAGTCTCCTTGGTTATGTCCGGTACTTCTAACTACTGATTGCGACTTACCCAGAGATTGTACATCTCCAGGTAGTTTTTAGCGGAGCGTTCGTCACCCCGTTCTACTGCTTTCTGCCACATCATGTGGCACCACTCACTTGGCGTCAATGCACTTACCTCGGTGTTGCTCGTACAGTTCTGTGTACTTATCAGACTTAGCAATGTCCTGTTCCAGCTTATCCTTGTTCCCGGCCCGCAGCCGGTACTTGAGTCTATTTCCCAAACAGTATCCGTAGAACTGCTCTTGCGTCATACTGCGGGCAATAACCTCGATTGCCTCCAGGTCCGGGAAGAACTGGTAATGCTTAGGGGAATTTACTGCGTCAGTCGCTTTAGGCATACTTTCCTGAATGCTTGATGTGCTAACCACCTCAAAGTGGCAAGGGTCCCACAGATGGCCGTTACAACCATCAAGGATTACGCCCCCATCAAGCACCGCTGTAACGGTGAATGAGCCGCCGTAAGGCATATTTAGTCCCATGCAGAACTCTGCCCAATCTAGTGTGCGGTATTGTGCCCAACGCCTCACCTCATCCCCAACCTTGACTTTGCTCATTTAATAGTCTCCCGTGCTTTGCGTCGTGCCCGAGCCTTGCGGGCCTTGAGCTTCTGTGCCTGTGCCAATTCTTCCGGCGATTTATGTGTATAGTAAATTAACTCGGTCTCAGGCTTGCGTAGATAGTCTACCATGCGCTGCATGTCATCTACAATAGCGGCCTCGTCCTGCATGGACCCTGTAATCCACCGTCCTATCACAGACTCTGCTCGGCCAATACCTCCGTTACACGACCGATGCAGCACACCGCGGATGTGCCCAGTACGGTGTGAATGGTCAAGCGCTGGACCGTCCCCGGAAGTGCTTTTAGCTGTTAACTCTATAGGCTTGCCACAGATTAAGCACAGCCCCCCTTGCTCTTTTAGCAGCTTCAAGGTCACGGCTCTGACCTGACCCCTGGTTATACGACGCGCTACCATACCTGAATCTCCCCCACTACATCCAGCATAGCATTGTCGTGAATGATAGAATCCAAATGCTCAACCGTTCTTCGATGTGTTTTGGGTGCTCGTTCACGTAGCGCGTCCAGAATAGTTTCAAGTTCATCATGTTTCCCCTCGTAATATAACTCAATCGCCCGCAGGCTCATTTCCTTCGCAGACATCTTCGCCATTGTCTGGGTGCTCCTGTATCCACTGTATGTGCTGTTTATGGTACTCGTGCAGCGACTGCACCCAGTCACGTAGACTGGGAGTAGTCAACAGTGACATCAGATACTGGTATGCAGAATCTGACGGGGAGCGCCGCAGGAACAGGCATTCTGCCTCTGCGAGTACATCTTGGTTGTTTCTAGCGTAAGCCGCTACAACGAATTCTGCGGCGTCCTGCTCTGAGGTAATAGGGTAGATAGCATCAAAGGCCGTTCTCTTCCCACAGAGCTTCCCATCAAGCAATGTGATGCCTTTTACGTTATCTGCGTCGTCCCCTGCTAGCATCTGCCACCAGAAGAACTTCAACCCATGTGCCCGTACCGGCATAGCCTGGGTGTCATCCCACTTAATCCAGCCAAAGGGGTTATCCAAGGCAGGCCATACGGTTCCGGTTGGGATATCGAATCGGGCCATAGGGCTGAGCCAGGAATCCTTGTCCTGCGACATCAGGATTCCCCGGTCCCCGAAGCTGTACGAATCCATTATGAACAAGTCGTCGGCCTCGAAGTAATCACTGCTGACCACCTGGATGCCCTGCTCAGAATACTGGTCTGGATTCTCAATCAGGTGCCGCTTCAATGGTGCCTTGAGCGGTAGCTCCTGTCGATTAGCGCGTTGCCCTTGGTAGGGCTTAGCCGTAGGTAGGTGCCAGCGCAGGCACTTAGCACAGCCAGCAGGTGTCAGATACGCCACTGCCTCGGAGCAGCCGACTAGGAACATATCCTCAAGCACCAGCTGATAGAAGCGACGTATCGCGGTGTCCAGACGTTTCACTGTAGCAGCGGCTTTGTACACGCAAAAGTCCGCGTCGTACAGCAGAATCTTCCCCTCGTTAGGCTTTAAATCTTGAGGCTCTAGGGCGCTCAAGTCAATTCCGTGAACAGTAGAAATCACCGTGAGCCTCCTTAGCGGCGCGGACGTAAGCGGCGGAGGCTAACTCTGGGGAGTTGAACCGCCCCAAATTGACAGCCTTTCCGCCCAACCTGATGCGGGCAACCCACGCATTCCCGTGAGCGTAAACCCCTTTGTAGCCCGACCTGTTACCAACACGCTTACCACTATTAAAGGCATTGGTTTGCGGGTCACATGGACGCAGGTTATCTGGGTGATTATTTGAGGGGTTTCCATCGACGTGGTCCACAGCATCTGGGAACTCGCCCGTGGCTAAGTACAACACCACTCTGTGCGCTAAAAGACACTTACCCAGCAGCTTCCCTTGGTAATATCCCCGTGCAGTCTTGGTAGTAAATGCAGGCTGCCCCGGGACAATACGGCTGTACTTAGGAGCTTTCAACCACACCAACCCAGATGGACTGGCAGTATCTATTGCTAGGTATACCCCAAGCTGGGACAAGTCAACCCCGTTGATAATCATTAGCGCCCCGTAATATCGCGGGCCTTCTTATCGGCCCAGTTAACCCAACGTTCTGCCCACTTTGCCTCTGTGAGCTTATCCCCAAGCCAGCACACACCAACCAAGGGGAACAGCGGGAGGATTAACACTGTATAAATAACACAAGCCACGTATCGCATTATTAAATCTCCAGTCTAGCTACTGATTTGACTGCCAACTTCACCTGCTTTCGGGTAGGTTTAGCGGCCCAGCGTACCACATACATGGTGCCAGGGTCATCCTCCCGAACAAAGGTTACGTACCAGCGGTTGCAGGCATGCTCAGCATAAGGCGCCATAAAGCTGTGCCGTGGTGCTGACACCTTTACACGTACGTGCATGCTCAAGCCTCCAGTTCAGACAGCACCAGCACGGTACCGAGCATGTCCCCGATTACTTCCGGAGTACGCAGACTCTGGTCTGCGTCGTAAATGCAGGAACCAATCTCAGCCAGCCCGATGCTGAGGGTACCTACAACGCGGATAAGCACGAGGTCATCACCACGTAACTTATCTGCATGCGCCACCAGGTCATTGTGCTCTTTGAAGGCGGTGGCGGCCAGCTCCAGGTCCATGCCGTACAGGGCCGCCAACTTGTCCAACGCGTTGTAAACACTATCCAGGCAGTTTATGCGTACACCATACACTGAGGCATCATGCACTGCGTTGCTTACTACAATAGCCAGATTCTTGTATGCGTCTAATACTTTATCCATCAATTATACCCCCCCCAGGAAGTTAGCTACTTCATCGCGCTTGGCACGCAGTTTATCGGCCTGCTCGGCATGCTTCGCCGCTTCATCTTTGCTGTGCTTGGAGGCTTCTACGCGCGCCTCGGATTGAGCGGCCAGACGCACGGCGTCGTCTGCGAACTTAACTGACAGCTGCTCGTTAAACTGCGCTTTGGCATCGGCGCGTTTAGCTTCCGCTGTGTAGGCTGCACTCAGGAGTTTGATGAGAATGTTGATGATGTTCATAGGCTTCCTCTAAGGCCCCTATGCGGGGCCATATTAGTTAATAGTAGGATTGGTTAGGCTTGAGGTGCAGCAGGCGCTACGGGCGCTGCTGGCGCTACAGGGGCCGAAGGGGCTGCTGGTGCAGCCGGGGCTACCGGTGCTGCCTGAGCAGCCGGAGCAGTAGGGGTCGCAGGAGCAGCCGGAGCAGTCGGTGCCTGCATAGCTGTCGGACTCGGAACCGAACCAGCGTTCAGCATAATGTCCAGAGCACTGCCCGGGAAGTCTACAGCTTTATACATATCCTCCTGAATCCAGTTCTTGCTCTTGCCGTCGTCGAAGGTGCCTTCGATGTGCAGACTATCCCAGGTCTCTTTGGTTGGGTTGTTCCACAAGAACAGCTTAATCTCAGAGGCATCCAGGGCAGGCATCTTGATAGGCTCGCCGGTGTTCGGGTCGAACTTAGGAATCGGGCGGATACCAGACAGGTCCACGATGTTAGACTTCTTGCCCGCGGCGCTGGTGTGCTCATCAATCGGGAAGGTGAAGGCCTGGCCCAGACGCTGCGCAGCATGCTTAATGCTATTGTCGTAGTTGAGCTTGTCGAAGAACTTCTTGAAGCCTGCACGCTCAAAGTTACTGATAGCCATCGGGAACGGGCGGATACGCTTCACTTCACCGTTAGGGCCGTACACTACAATACCGACGCGTACGTTAGCCACTGCAGGCTTACCAGTAGGCTTACCGCCCTTAGTCGGTAGACGCTTACCTATTTCCACGTACTCGGTGAAGTAACCGTAGTATTCGCCCTTCGGCAGCAGCACGTCCTCGTACGCACCGCCCTGCGCGGTTTCCCGCATATCTACATCTTGGGTTTCGATTGCTGCGTCTACCAGAGCGTTCAGGGATGCCAGTACATTCGTAGTCATATAATTTATACCTCGTTAGAAAAGTGTTTGTGATGCTGAGAGGTAACTGCTTGCCGTGCTAAGTGGGCCTCTTCTGCGGTAGCGTAGAATCCTAGGTGGTGCTGTACCCCATCTGCTTGTATGTAGGCACGCCACTTACCGTTGCTTTTACGATAGGACACCCCACGATACCCCGACTGGGAATCCTTTCGCAATCCTGCATTCTTCGCGTTTCCTGCTTTATTGGCCTCTCTTAAATTGACCCACCGATTATCTGTGCGGTTTCTGTTTACGTGATCTATAACATTCGGCCAACGTCCACACATTAAGGCGAAGGCCAGTCGATGTGCAAAGTATTGCCTACCTTTCACACTTACTACCCTGTAACCATCCTTAATGTAACCCACAGCCTCGGAGCCGTCCGGCCTATACAACTTCCCCGATTCGGGGTCATACCGCAAATATTGCGGCAGAGAAGTAGCGTGCATATACCCTCTCGTTTATCTTAAGTAATATTTACGTGCAGATGCAGGGCTTACTGGGTGCGACCAGTCCACCTGCCGGAATCATCAAGTAGCATCGGAATTAACTGGGGGCAACCCTCGGTGATTACCATCACACCCAGGATTGGTTTCTTGCGAGTGAGCCTGCCGTAAGCAAAGGCCGTGCTCTTGCGGTCAATCAGACACCCAGCGTACGCACCAAAGTACAGCGCCGTTGAAGAAGCAGCATACTGAACCTCGAAGCGTCCATGCTCATGTCCCAGCACCAGAGAGGTGCGCTCATGGGATGCATTGAGCATGAAATCACCGCTGACTTGATGCTGGAAACGGACAGGCCCCAGCGGTGTATTGAGCACCCAAGCGTCGGCCCACGACCATGCCGGAGCACCATGCTCAGGGAATAAGATGTCCCGGTACTTCTTGATAAATTGCACTGGCAAACCGTGAGCTTTAGCGCGGCGATATACGAGTGAGCCGTGATTGGAATCGCAAACCAGTAGGTTTGGGAATAGTTCATGCAGCTCCTCCAGTACTAGCTTAGCTTTCTCCAGCTCCACCCCGGCACTATCCAGGTTCGGGTCGGAGTCGTGGAAACTGATTGCGTGCCCATCAGTTTCGTCACCAACCTGCACCACCATGTCCGGGCAGTAGGCGTCACGTACGCTCTCAAGGAAGGGCATTGCGTCTACGTGGGTATAAGGGGCGTGCAAGTCCCCTACCACCAGGATGCGGTGACACATATCCGGCACCTTTGTATTCCCGATATCGTCCGTTGGGCTTGGTTGGATTAGCTTGCGCGCTTCCTGCAGCCCTCGGTTGGCCCTTGCCTTGCTGCCCTTGTTATCCATGAAGATGCTGCGCCAATAACGCACAAGCTGGCGGGACACACTAATGTCCGAATCCACATCCCCACGATTATCCAGCTCCTGGTTGTAATACTGAGCAGCCAGGGCGTTGTCGAGATACTGGTCCAAGATTGCCTGGTGCTGCTCTTTGGTGAATAGTTTTATTAGACTGACTTTAGCCAAGGTTGCCTCTCTTGTGTTGTTCCTACTCGTATCACATTAATTCTCTGTGAATCACAGAATCAAGCCAGAGTCAACAAATAATTTTATTTAATTATTTAGTTGACCCTAGTGTATTTCCATGATACCCTAACACCCTACACCACCCAAGGGTACACCTACCACTACTCCACGATAAGTTTGTACTCCCCCGGGAAGAAGGTAACACCACCCCCAGGTTCTTCTGAGCCATTCGTAGGGTCTATCAGTTCTACCTCCCAAGTTTCTTTACAGTAAGAGATAACCCGGTGCTGTGAACCGGGTGTGAAGTACTTCCGTAACTCTGGACCAAGTGGCTCAGGCCCAAGTTCCAGTAATTCCACAATGCTGCCTGGTTTAATATTCATTCTACCTTCTCCTTACTGTACATGCTCGTACCCATTTCAGCTTCCGCTGGGAAGGGTACCTCACCAATGATACCGTAGTTAGGCCAGAGCTGGTGGATACGCTTAGGTGCATCCTCCATGCACTGCTTAACCAACAGGCTCGCTGCACGTCCAACCTCCGGGTTGGCGCTGTCCAGATACAATGCATCGTGTACGTTCGTAATCAGGCACACCTGATTGTCGAACCAGTCACGGGCCAGGAGTGCACGCAGAACCATACCGGCCGCCACCGCCATCAGGAAGAATGCTTCCCCCTGGCACCAGTAGTTAGCCATCTCAGTTTCCTTGTAGTCCATTACCTTCTGCTTACGCTGCCCGGGCACAACTTCCTTCCACTGCTCTTTCTGACGGAAGCTGTAGCGGGCACCAGCGGGGCTGGTCCACGTCCCGATGCGGTAGATTCGGTAGCTGCCGTCATCAGCTTGCTCCCGGTACATGCGACCCTCCGCACCGGTACGCTCTACCTCTTCCTTGACAACAGCGCGGAAGCCGATGGTGTCTGGAAACAGCTTCGCCTCGTTATCCAGGAACGACTGCGCATACTCCACTGTACAGCCTGTAGCAAACGCAATCCCTTTAGCCGTAGCCCCGTACTGTGCAGCAAAGCTCGGAGGCTTAATGTCCGTACGCTGCTGCTTCCAGTACTTATAGTCCGGCCCATCGGCGTTGTGGCAGAGGTCATACATCTCTTCGTAGGTCTTGCCCTCCTTGAACGCTAAGCGGTAGCAGTGCATATCTGTACCATTCTGCAGCAGGCTCAGCAGCTTCCTGTCTCCGGTGTGCACACAGGACATAACCACCTCAAGAGCAGAGTAGTCAACCTCTGTGATACGGCCTTTGGCTCCATACCGGCTTGTAAACATTTGTTTAACTCGGCTAGTTCCGTCTCTAGGAAGATTCTGGAGGTTGGGGTTAGAGCCAGAGAGTCTACCAGTGACTGTGCTGCATGTATTGAGCCGGTGGTGGATAATACCGCTTCCATCAGGGGATTGGGGGATAACGTATTGCAACATCCCGGACAGCTTCTTAACTGACCCATCTTCGTTGTACTCCGTTCTCAGGTAGTAGGTTCCCGTGTCCTTCTCCAGAGCGCTCAGCTCGTTCACCAACTTACAGAATTCGAACCCTTGGCGAGCCAGCGCCTCCATTACATCCGTGCTGGTGCTGTATACTGGCGTGCCATCCTGCAGGGTGCGCGCCTGTCGGAACTCCCCGCGCTCTGCGTACTTCTCCCGGATAACTTCCGGAAGCTCTTGGATGTTCACTAGGCCAGGGCAGAAGTAAAGGTCGTCTTCCCATTTAAGTCTCTCTTCCTCGGTATCGAGGCGGAATACTTTGGGGAGCCCCTTGTTCTTACCCGCACGATATGTCACTACACGCCACCATCCGCCTTCCGTTTGAAGTTCTTGCATGTGCGTGTCGTGTACAGGTATATAGGTGTGCGCACCCTCTTCGTCCTCGTACTTATAGAAGTCGGCCTTGACGTACTGCGGCGGGTCGTATGGCACCCTCTTGCGGTACTTGATAGGCCCGCCGTACACCAGTGCGGACATATGAAAGTCCGAGCCGAAGTTAAAATCCAGTGTCTCCGGTAGGTCCTTCGGGATGTACTGCTGCAGCTCCTGCTTAATCTCACGGATGCGCTGCTCCTGCTCCTCTTGGTTCTTGCGAGCAATTGGCATATTAACGAACAGGCCGAACCATTCGCAGTACGCCCAAGCCAGCAAGGCATCCATACGCTCCCACACGTACTGCATCTGATTGCGCTGGGCGAACGTAGCACACTGGCCATAGAAGCACAGGGCCGTGTTCGGGATGTCCCCGTTAACCAGGTAGTCGTGCAGCAGCATCGGGTCAATCTGGGAGGTTAACACACCCTGCTCCCATAGAATCTTGACGCCGTCTACTTTATGCGTACCGCCGTACTTAGGAGCCGTCTCGTCCAGCGACGGATACATGCTCTGAAAGTCCGAGGCGATGTACTCAGAATGCATCGTACAGAATACGCGACCTCCCCGCTTTAGGAAGGCCTCAAACTCGGCGCGCGCAAAGGTTAGGAACCAGCTAATCTCATATGCGGCGTTGTGAGCCACAATCAGCCAACAGTCAGCTGGTATTGGGAGCCATTCTGATACAGGTGCAGCTTCAAAGTGCGCGCGACTGTTATACCGTACACTCTCTACGGGGCCTACTTCTACTGTACCGTCATCGTGCGTGCGGTCAATACGCCACGCTGATTCTACGATGTAATTATCCGGACAGTACGGGGAAGCAACACTACCGTAATATGGGTGGTTTTGCGTCTCATAATCCGTTATCAGGATGCTTCTGCTCATTCCATACCCTCCCCTTTATGATATTAGATATGTATCCTTGACTTGTCCCGAAGCGTCTCGCTATAGATACCTGGGTCTCACCGCCAGCGTATGCTTCTCGTATGCTGTGCACGTCTTCTGGGGTAAGTCTGGCAGCAGGGTTGCGGCTGCCCAGCAAATTACGCGCACCTTTATTTCGGTCCTGCATATTATCGCTAGAAGTCCCTAGTAGCAGGTGCTCCGGATTTATGCACCGAGGATTGTCGCACGAATGCCGGACTACAAGTCCCGCGATATCGCTCAGCTTCAAGTTGTGGGCTATACAGTATGCTTTGCGGTGGTCTGCTGGTTGTCTTCCCGTCAAATCTGGAGCGGCCATACCCAGCGCCCTTTCCTCGGCAAGTGCTTCCCTTCTGTCCGTGGTCAATACAACCTGTCATTTCCAATTAGCCCCCCCCCGAGCCTTGTTGATAGCCAGATGCACAATCAGCTGGCTGCTGTCTAGCGTGAAGCTTTTAAGTGGTGTACCTGCAGATGCAGCATACGCCACTATAACATTGGCGTCGTCCGCTGTGATATCTTCGGGTTTAAGCATAATCTCCTCCTGTGTACCTACATAGCGCCCTCGTAGAAGGCGCTAGGGAAGTCACCGGTTAATCTGGCCTTCGTCAAATCTACAACGTCCAGGCTCGAATCCCACCTCGAATTGCAAGAGCGACTCTTTACCAGATAATGCCATCTTGTTCTTCGGAGTACTGATACCTCGGACGTTTTGCATGTGCGGCTGCTCGTTTCTGTCCAAGCACCCCATCATAATCGCCAAGTCCAACGCACCCTGTACACCAATCTTGCTCTGCTTCATAGCGGTGAGCGGCGGAAAGAGCATGTTGTAACCTTCGAGTGAAAGCTGCATAGTGCCTACGATAGCGCAGTCATTCTCGCACCCAAGTATGCGCAGCTCCTGCCATTTCGCCTCGAGGTTCTGGTGCTCGGTCTCCATAGTGCCGCCACGGATGTTCGCCACCATGTCGATGATGATTACCGCAGGGCGCATCTCCTCCATGAGCGTGGATATCTGCGCCATAGTCAAGGAGTGCGCAGCCTTAACACGAATCCGGTCAGCTCTGCCTACTTTCTTGAGGTAGGCTGGCACGAACTCTTGCTTACTGTGCCGGTCCTTAATCTCAGCCAGAGTCCAGTGCAGCGCCGCTTGATATACCCTAGGCACTGTACGCGTCGCCGGACCTTCGTTAACCAGCCAGAGAATCGGGCGGTCTCCGTACACTTCCGGCTGCTGCTGCATTTGCTCAGCAAAATCCACAGCAATAGCAGCAAGCAGACTAGTTTTACCAGAGTCCACAGGAGCGGCCACTGCGATGCAGTCCCCGCCACGTAGTCCTCGGATGTTGCTAGCGAGTTGCTCGAACACGCCCAGTTTAAGACCGCCGCTCTCGTCAGTCGCGGCAAGTATTTCGTCAACACTACCGCTCTCCCATTCAAGCAGCGACTCATGCACCGCAGCGCCATCACCGTACTTGCGCTGTAGGTGCTTCATTTCCAGCAGGTAATCAATCTCCTCACCGTCTTGGTAGCGCTGGGTGAGCGCCGCAACCTCCCCGCTGTACGCCAGCTCGTTCAAGGTCTGCACAATCCCCACCACAGAATCCTGTGGCACGGCTTGTACTCCCCGCATAAGCTCGTCCATAATCACCCGCTCTTCACGGGATAGGTGCCCGGCCCGGAGGTTGAGCATGCTCTGCATCGCATCCCACTGCACTTCCTGGTGCTCCGGGTACGTGTTCCAGTACAACCCCACCCAGTCCAGAAGGTTCGACGTATCCGGAGCTAGCATGCTCTTAGGTATCTGTTCCCGCAAGCGAGTCCACACTTTCTGCGTGCACATCGCACGAACAACTATTAAGTCCAAGTTAATGCCTCCAGAATCTCTTTAATTTCTGCATCCTTCGGGTCTGCAGCGAAGTAGTGCTCCCGGCATTGCATGAACGGGCGCAATGCTCGGCGCGCCGCCGCTACCCCAGCGTGCCCTGCTGGGTCATTGTCCAGCATCAGAATCACTTCCGGGCGATTCTGAATCAGCCAGGCTCGCAGCGGCGTGGGCAGGCGTGTACCCAGCATAGCTATAGCCTGCACGTTCAACGCACTGTAGCTCGTAACTGCGTGCTGTATCTTCCTCGCTGAGAGAAAGTCCTCGGTAAGCACGACCTTTAGAGGTGCGGCCGCAGCTACATCCGGTGCTACGGCAGGTGCCGCGGCAGCGAACGGTACCGGATGGCCGTACATTACCCACTTCGGTTGCTGTCGGGCATGCACTGCACGGCCCAGAGCAGCGCTTCCGACACGGAAGATTATCCGCTGTTTCTCTTTGCTCCATTCTGCATCCTCCACCATTTCAGGCATGATTCCCTTTGTGGTCAGGAATCCGTAAATAAAACTCTGCGTTTCCGCAGGCGCTTGGCTAATGCAAATTGCATCTGCAGGTGCAGAGGGCTGCACCCCCGGCTCTTCCTGTAACTGTATGCGTTGGTACTGCTTGTGCTCGTTAACCGTCTTATGACACCTAAAGCAATACATATTCCAGGCGTCAGGTTTATTGTAGATTACTGCTGCGGGTGTCTTTCCGCAGCATCTGAATCTACTCGATTGCCCTATCGCTAGGCGCTTGCATGCTCTAAGCCACGGCTCGTCCATACATCACCCCGGATTATAAAATCTGCCGTGATACTCTTTGGCAGCTTTGCAGAAAGCATTATGAGCCTCGTCCTCTGACTTAAACGTGCCTAGATAAATGTGCTTCCCGTTGACCCTTATTCTAGAGTACCACTGCTTCCTAAGAGAGTTGTAGTATGCTCCCTTTTTAAACCCCGACCGCGACACGTTTCTTCGGTTGCAGCTATTCCCTCTATGAGTGGCGGCACGAAGATTGCACCACCTGTTAT